CAACTTTGAAACCCTTGATTGGTATCCGGGTGGTAAAGAACTATTGAAATACATTATCTCACTTGATATTCCTGTAGAGATACTTTCTTCTTCTGGTGGTCGTATGCATCATGAAGAAGTGAAGCGGCAGAAAAAGGTTTGGTTGAAAAGGCACCACATTGACTTTACAGCCAATATCGTACCTGGTCGTCATTTGAAAGCAAACTATGCCAAATCTGATATTATACTCATTGATGATACCCAAGATGTCATTGATGATTTTAATATGGCAGGCGGCATTGGTATACTTCACAAAGACACGGCTAAAACGATAAAAACTGTGCAGTCTGTACTTGACGACACATATATAAAAGTATATAATGAATCATGTGGACAAGATGCACATACAATTTAACATACTAACTTATACGAGGTAATAAATGTCAGATTTTTCTTCTCTTAAACGCAACCGCAATTCGTTTGATAAACTAACCAAAGCGGTTGAATCAATCAATACCCCCACAGAAGGCTCCAAAGGTTCTAAAGGTGATGAACGTTTTTGGCAGCCAGAAGTAGATAAAGCAGGTAATGGTATGGCAGTCATTCGTTTTCTGCCAGGACCATCAGCCGATGGTGATGAAGCATTACCATGGGTTCGTTTGTTTGATCATGGCTTTCAAGGTCCAGGTGGCTGGTACATTGAAAACTCTTTGACCACTTTGAATCAGAAAGATCCAGTTTCAGAATACAACTCTGTTCTGTGGAATTCTGGTATTGAAGCAAACAAAGAAATTGCACGTAAACAGAAACGCCGTTTGTTTTATATTGCAAACATTTATGTTGTTTCTGATCCTAAAAATCCAGAAAACGAAGGTCAAGTCAGACTGTACAAGTTTGGTAAGAAAATCTTTGATAAGATTACAGAGGCAATGAATCCTCAGTTTGAGGATGAGAAGCCAATTAATCCGTTTGATTTCTGGGAAGGCGCAAACTTCAAACTGAAGATTCGTCAAGTTGAAGGCTATCGCAACTACGATAAGTCTGAATTTGAAAGTTCGTCACCTTTGCTTGATGGTGATGATGCTAAACTTGAAACATTGTGGAAAAAAGAATATTCACTGAAAGAGTTTCTTGATCCTAAAAACTTCAAGTCATATGATGAACTGAAGTCTAAACTGGACAAAGTTTTGGGTCTAAGTGGTACTGCACCAGTATCAAAGACTAAGGCTGAAGACTTTACACCACGTTCTTCACCTGATATTGAAGATGAAGAACTTGATTACTTCAAGTCTCTAGCAGAAGATTAATCCTCCACTTAATCAACTGCGGCGCCACCTTCGGGTGGCGTTTTTTATTATATGATGTGATAACTTGAAGTTACTCTGCCTACTAAGAGATTAGTAGCATCTTGATTATATGCTGATGCAATTGGTCCTGACTGTGATTGTGTGCTATTATTGACAGTCTGTGAGTTATCAACAAAGGTCGGATTGTTCATGAATTCTTTTGTTATGTCTCTTAACATATCAGAATATTTTATCGAACCATCACGTAATTGTCCACCCATCATTCTATCTAAAGCCTCAACTTGATCATACAGCAGTGTAGCAATTGAGTCTGACATTGATGAACTCTGTGCCGTTGTACCTGCTGCTGATGCTGCTTTTGTTGGATTGTAAGTTGGTGGTGTTGCCTGATTAGATGCTACTTGATTTTCTGGTGCTTGTGGTGTTGGAGTTCCTGTGGCGCCAGCAACTTTCATTAATGAACGTTCATAGTTTCCATATGCACCAGATGCCATTTCTGACTGTGAAGGATTTACCCATTTTTTAATTGCCATTTGTAAATCCATATTACCATATTTTCTTGACCACAAATCTCTTTGTGCTTCCCAACCGGCTTGCCAATTAGGAAATCTAACAAATGTTCTAGTGTTACCTTCATACGTAATGGTTTCACCAGGAACTCCACCAAATTTTGCTTGCTCTGGAAAAACTTCAGTACGACTTTTAGCAATAATATTACCAGGATTATTGTGTCTGAAACCAACAGTTCCTTTTTTAGTTGAACCTTCTCTATTGGCTTGTTCGACCATCAATTGGTTTTGCTGTTCTCTGGATAAACTATTGAATGTTACTTTTTTATCGTAACTAAACGAACTTGCACCACCAACAGGTGTGGGTTGTCCCTGTGCTTGTCTTTCAGCCAATCTTTGTTGAAATTCTAAACTAATGTCTGCGGTATTCATACGATTTAATACTGCTTGTGTATTACTTGTTCTTGCTTCTTTTTCCCTGATGAATGCTTCGTTTTCACGTATCTTATCTTGTATGTTACTTGCTCTTTGTCCTGCGGTTTCATAGCCAGTAACATTTCCCGATGCATCATATGTTGCAACTTGTCTGCCATCCTTCATCGTTTTTTCTAGTTCACGTTTTAAGCCTTCATTTTCTGAACGAACTTCTTCAACCGATCTTTCACTTGATAATGCACCGTATGCAGCCATTGCCGCTGAAATTGCGGCCATTACAGCAGCACCTTTTAGTCCACCAACTCCAGCAAATGCGGCTAAAGCACCAATGGTAACCATACCAAGAACTTTACCTTGATTTTCTTTGAAGATATTGTATATGAATCCATACATATCTTTTATTACGGCAGTACCCAAGTCTTTAAATAAATTTATTGCGGTTTGCATACCAGCAGCAATTTTATCAACAGTTTGCTTAAACATTTTTTGAGTGTCGTCGATAAAGGTGCCTAACTTACCACCAGTCATACCATCAAGTTCTTTGTATAGTCCTGATAGTGCTTCTTTGATTGAACTGAGTGAATCGCCTATTCCCCCACCAAGTTTAGAAAAATCAAGTGCTTTATATAATGAATAAAGAGCAAAACCCACCACTCCAGCAAGAACTACACCCATAAATCCCATATTACCTAATGCGCCACTCAAAACACCAAATATTCCACGAAATGCACCACCCACCAAACTACCAATACCTCCGAATATTGAACCCACTATGCTTGCAGCACCGCCAAGTAAACTGCCAGCAACACTTCCGATACCACTTAGCGCACCGCCTAACATACCGAGAATATTAAATCCTCCGCCACCAGCAGTTTTTCCTAAACCTGGTCCTGCTTTTCTTCCTCCACCAAACTTTGATTCGTATTTCTCTTCTCTTTGTTTCGCACCTTCAAAATATTTTGCCGGTGTGCCACCCCAAATGCGAACCATCTGTGCCATGTTTTTTGCAATGGATGGTAACATCATAGAGTTTCTTGCACTAATTTTAGAATCACGTGCAATTGAACTGAGTGCAGATGGAGAACCAGAAATTTCTGGTGTCATCATTGAAGAAGGAGATTTTCCAGATACAGCACTTGCCTGATAACCTTTTAATGAAGGAAATAATGCAGTCATTAGTCCTTTTTGTGTAAACAAGGCATTTCTTGGATCATATCTTTCTTTGAGTTGTTGATTGTACGCACCACTCAAAGAAGTGACTGCACTTTTACCTGATTGTCTTTGGGCACGAACTAAGTCTGTAAAGGATGCCATTTTTATCTCTTGCTTCTGTTAGAAATTTTTTCTTGTTGTAACTTCTCGTTTTCTTCTTTAATAAAGTTGACCAACATGGTTACATAAACACTCTTTTCCCATGGTACCATGTTTTCAATATCACTTAAATTATATTTGTGATGCTGCATTAATGCAAAATTAGTTTCAAAGTAATTCTTTAAATTATCATAACAAACGGTTATACGAAAAAACTTTGGAGTCCTTCAATTGTAATTGTTTCGTGATAACCACATTTAGCACAATTAAATTCAACATCTTTTTTAATCTTTGGCATAGTTTCAAAGAACTCTTGTACTTTAGAAAACTGCTCTCTAGTCAGTCCTTCGATGAATTCAAGAAGTTCTTTTTTCGGTACATCTTTTGAATAGAAAATGTTTTCTTCGGTATAAACGCCATCGATGCAAGCAATCAAAACGTTCATTAGTTTGTCAACTTCTGAACCCTCTTGCTTCTGTGCTTCTTCTACCATTTTGAAAGATGGGTATTTAATTAGAATGCCCATATCCTTACTTAATTCAATTTTGTCGATTTTCTTTTCGTGAACTTCTGGTTGAATTTCGAGTAAGTTCATTTCAAGTTTAACGATATTGCCACACTCCTTTTCTTCACCATCTACTTCGATTTTATTGTTGCAGCGATAAGGTAGTTCAACCACTTCATTAACCGATCTTGCACGTAGATTCAAAAACAAATATTCAATATCAGTAATTGGTAAATCATCTACATCTAAATCATCTAAACAGCAATTTGTTAAAATCTGTTTTATGGCTAAAAGAACAGAATCGGCTTCATTTGATTCCATTGCCATTAAAAGAATTTTTTCTTCTCTGACCAAAAATGGTCTAAAATGAATTAACCTGTTTGTTAATGGTAAAGTCAATTCATAAATGGGTACATCTATTTTAGGTAACATAATAACCTCACATTAAATTAAAATGATAGTAATCTTGAAGCACCGGCACCAAGTAAAGATGCCGCTGTTGCACCAAGATTGTATTTTCCTTCGTAAATTGTTTGAAATTTTTGATACGCAAACTGAACAGTAACTCTATGAAAACCTTCTTCTGACCAACTTAAAGGTTGTGCTGCTATGCCAATTGGAAAAGCATCAATAAGATTCACAGCATAAATTTGCTTTACTAAATCATCAAACTGTGTTATTGTAATTTGCGTTAAGTATCTGGAATTTTGTCCTTTTGGAAAACGCAAGTTGTTTGTATCTGTTGGCATGATTGCTTCTAACCATCTATCGAACAACTTACGTTCATAGAATTCATTTGTACACAAAAATGTTAAAGATGTTTCGGAATATTGTGTTTGATATGGCACTTTAAAAATAGGACCATAAATTTTAACATCTTCGGTTTGCACAGTTTTACCTGGCAGTTCCGCTGTTTCACACTGCAAAGCAAGATAACGAGTCATTCCAGGATTTGCGCTTTTCTGAGCATCATTTTTTTGTCCTAATGCATTTCCTATTGCTTGGGAAATTTCAGAAAAGGCAGAGTTGGGTAAATTTAGAATTTTTTCAATAACCGAATTGCTTATGTAATTCCCAATATACTCTGGTATTGGAAGTATAACTTCATAACGACATGGTCGAGCAAGACCGTCTTTGCCCTTAATATTCGACAGAAATAGATTAGGTGAAAACGACATTAAAATTTATCCTCTGATTCCGACCAGACTTTGCTGGCGCTTGCTTTTGCAAATGATTCTACTGGTAACATCACGGCGATGTCCCACTCATCTGCGGTTATTTCCAGAAAACGAGACTGCACATGACTAGATAAGTATCGCTTGATACATGGTGTGGCTTCATAAATTTTAGATGCTCGTCTTAAAAAATCATAACTAATTCTAAACCTTGTACCCTCATCATATCGATGATCCGTTAAGATTGTGCTTAACTTGTCGAGAAGAATGATTCGTCGCTTTGGGTGAATGTAATGTAGATTCAACCCTAAAAAGCCGTCTGGATATCGTTCTATTGGAATTACCAATGGGAACCTGTCGTAATATGGCAACGAATCTTTCGTCTTTGGATCATAATAATAAAAGTACATACGACCTATGATAGACTGATTTTTAAATCGTTCACGGTCACTCATCAATTGACCTTTGGTGGGTCTGAGTGCAGGAACTTTGGACCTTAGCCACGCACGTGCTTCACGTGAACGTGGAGCATATCCCGATTTAGCAAGGGATTCCTTAATTCTATCAATGAGTCGTTTCGCCATCTTATATTTATCTTATACCAAGGTGCTTTTCAGTCAAAATTAGAAATTGCCAACCGTGGTCTTTACAGAACTCTTCGGCCGCAAACCACTTGGCTTTGTTGATTTCGTAAGTAATTGCTTCTTGTAGAAACGTTTTGGTCTTGCGTTTCTGTGTGGGTGGTTGAGTTTGTTTCTCTGGTTTGACCTCTATGATATAAGTCATAACCGTACCGTCTGCTTTACGCATCTTGGCAATGAAGTCTGGAAAGTAACGATGCTTCTTTTTGTCAACCGGACTGTAGTAGGGTATAGGAAGTTCTTCCGAACCCCACCAAATGACGTTCGGATTATCATCTAAATATCTCATCACCTTTATCTCCCACGTTGACCTGTAGATGATGTTATTTGCATCACCCTTGTATTTCTGCGGGTTTTTCGGTTTAAACCTTCCTTTGTTTGACATAAATACTATCTAGTTAAACAAAACAAGGATTCCCATGGCATTTTTCGGTCTATCAGATGTTAGATTTGAGTATGAAGACACACGTGAATTTGGACCTCTGTCTGCGTTAGAGGCGGTTGGTGGTAACTTCAAACAGAATTCTCTAAAGTACCCATTAGATGTGGGTAGCGCAGACAAAGGCCACTACATGATTTTCTTTGTGCGTGAACAAAAAGAAACTCAATTCTCAGCGTCTTATCGTGGTGGTCAAGTTTTTGATTCTAACTCCGAAAAAGCAATTCAAGAACAATTGTCGAGAGGTATTTCTGTTTCAAATAGAATTTCCAAGAGTCAAGTCAAAAATTCTTTTGCTGATAAAATCAATAGAAGTTTGGAAAACGGTATTGCAAAAGTAAACACCGCCATATATGAAAAATTTGGCTCGACTGGTAAGAAAGTTTCTGGTGGTATCTCCAGTTTTTTTCAACAAAGGTCCGTTTCAATTGGTGAGCAAAAAATAAACGATAACATTACAAGTTCAATAAAAAGAATTACTGATAAGACACCTTTTGGATTCATCAACAAAACGCAATTAACATCAGAAGCAATCGCTCTGTATATGCCAGACACGATTCAGTTTGACAGCAGACAATCGTATGATGGTTTATCACCAGGTAAAGAATTATTGGGTCAAGCATTAGTTGCCTTGCCAGGTTTAGTCGATACTTATAGAAACGCACCTTCTGGTGCGGGTGGTCGAGCAGCCTTAGAAGCAATCAAAAAAACTGGTGCGCTTCAGGCACTTGGTGAAAGAGTAATTGGTGGTGCCACTGGTGCTAACGATACAACTCGTTTAGGTGTATTTGGTGTGACCGGTCGAGTTGTTAACCCTATGTTGGAACTAATTTACAATTCACCAGATTTTCGTCAATTTCAATTTGAATTCTTCTTTTGGCCACGTGATGAAGCAGAGGCATTAGAAGTACAAAAAATTATTGATCGTTTTAGATTTCACCAGGCACCTGAGTTAGAGAAAATTTCTGGTAAACAATCAGGTCTTTTGATACCTCCATCAGAATTCGACATTCAGTTTTATTATGCAGGTCGTCAAAATCCAAACATACCGCCAATAGCGTCTTGTGTTTTAGAAAGCCTACAAGTCAATTATACACCAAGAGGTTGGTCTGCTTATGAAGTGCCGGGAGAAAATAATCCTGATTTGGGTCGTACAGGTATGCCAGTTGGTATTCAATTAACACTTCAGTTTAGAGAAACCACATATATCACTAAAGAAGATTTTGCTTCTGCGAAAGATTATTCATCAACTAAAGTTAATGTTGAGAATATGAAACAAGGTATATTTGGTAAAAAATAAAAATGGCAAATTATTTCAATCTTTTTCCTTCAACTTTTTATAGTGTTGATGCTAATAATAAGGTAGCATTAGATGTTGTTACCAACATCATATCTCGTTTTGCATTTGAACCAACTATAAAGCAAAACTTAAATGTTTTCTATCCTTATGAAATAAAAGATTCGGACACACCAGAATCAATAGCCTACAAACTTTATGGTAGTTCTGAAAGACATTGGATCGTTTTGATGTTCAACGACATTATCGATCCACAGTATGATTGGCCTTTAAGTTACCCTAATTTTGTAAAGTATGTGAGTGAAAAATATGCTGCTAATGGCGCCGCTAATACGACAGTGCAGACTGGATTACAGTGGGCAAAAAGTGAGAATAATATTCATTCATACTATCAAGTAAATACAAGAATTTTAACCGCACAAACGGCAGACAGTAAAACGGTTAAAGAAAAAATACAGGTAACTGCAAATGCATATGCTAATGTGATAGTTGGTACGATGTCATATACATTGCAAAATGGAAAAGTTGTCAATGAAACTGTATCGAAAGAGAAATTAACATACTATGACTATGAGATGCAAGTGAATGAAGATAAGAGAAAAATAAGGTTATTGAAACCCGATTTTGCTGCCGATGTTTTCGAAGAGTTTAAACAAATTATTAAATAATGACCACGACTTTACAAGATTCACTACAGTTTAAGATAAAGCAAATTTCCATCATGTCGAAGGGTGGAGGTGTTGATGTTTCGCCCATGTATGATGAAATTAATGTTTATGATTCGTTGTTTATGCCAATGATGTCAGGTAATATTTTAATTACTGACACTGTTGGACTGTCGAGTACACTTAGATTTGATGGCTCTGAAGTCATACTGATCGATATAGAAAAAAGTCCTGGTTTTATACCTTTTACAAAGTCGTTCAGAATATACAAACAAACTGATCGAAAAAATGTGAATCAATCAACAGAAAAATATGTTTTGCATTTTATTTCTGATGAATTTGTTTTTTCAACTCAACAGAAAGTAAATCAGAGTTATCAAACCACATATTCGGATGTTGCTAAAAAAATACTAGCAAATTATTTAAAACTGGAAAATAACCATAAAGGTATAATTGAAGAGTCTTTGGGTATAAGAAAAGTGGTCATACCTAATTTACCACCATTAGAAGCAATAGAATGGTGTGCAAAACGTTCTGTTGATAATAATAATGCGCCAAGTTTTGTTTTCTTTTCGAATATTTTTGGTTATAATTATGTCTCTTTATCAACCCTCATTAAAAATGAATCAATACTCAAAATAAACTTCGATCCTAAAAATTTGACAAACAATGATGCATTGTCTGAGATGAGTAGTGCCCGAAGTTATGAAATACTAGTTCAAAATGATTCAATCGATAGAATTAGAAGCGGTGTGAATTCCGGTAGATTCATAGGATTTGACCCGATAACTAGAAGTCTTGGTGAAAAAGTTATAACCTTTGATGATCATTACGGCTCGGTTGATCACCTGAATAACACGCCAAATAGACCTGAAATTTTCAATAAAGATAATACGACAAATTTATCTTCTGTGGATTCAAGAAAAGTGTTAAGCATTTTTGGTACAAATAGAAAGAACAGTTCTTACATTAAGAAATACGATTCAGATTCAATTTCAAAAACAGAACCGTATGAAAACTTTTTATTTCAAAGAAAGGCTATTTTTAAAAACTTAATAGCCAGAAGAATGAAGGTTGTGATGCCAGGTAATTTTCAATTAACTTCTGGATTTAATGTTGAAGTTTTGACATCCGGTTTTAAAAGCAAAAGCAAAAATTCTGAGAATGAAGAAGTTACTTTAAATGGTAAATATTTAATTGTGGCTGCAAGGCACACGATAACTCACAATAAACATGAGACACTAATTGAGATAGCAACAGATTCAACAAATGATACACAAGTTTACACAAGTAATCCACAGCAAAATGAATTATTGAAGAGGTCACAATGAACGAAAATGTATATGATTTTGCTGGTAGAGCAAATTTTATCTGGTGGATTGGTGTTGTTGAAGATAGAAATGACCCTTTAAAATTGGGTCGTTGTCGGGTTCGTTGTGTTGGTTGGCATTCAGAAAACAAAATGCAATTGCCGACAAACATGTTACCGTGGGCAACTCCAATTATTCCAGTAAACTCTTCAACTGTATATGCGCCAAAAGAAGGTGACATGATTTTTGGTTTTTTTGTTGATGGTGAGAATGCTCAGGAGCCTGTTATGATTGGTGGTCTTCCTGGTATACCCCTAAAAGCACCAAATCGACAAGAGCCTTTTACTGACCCAAGAACCGATTCACAACTGTCATCTGCGCCTAGACCACCAAAATCTAAATCATATAGAACAAATGGCTCAGGTATACAGATTACGGAAGAGAGTAGAGCATCTCTTTATCCAAAAATTTTAGACGAGCCAACAACATCACGATTAGCACGTAATGATGAAAACATGTCAAAGACGTTTATACAAGAACGTAAAGATAACTTAGTCAAATCAATTCCCGTTGCTGAAACCAGTGCTTGGACTGAACCAACAACACAATACGATGCAAAGTATCCATATAACAACGTTGTTGAAACTGAGTCTGGACACATTATGGAGTTCGATGATACTGTTGGTAAAGAGCGTATTCATCTTGCACACCGTAATGGTTCATTTCAAGAATGGTTTCCTGCTGGCGATAAAGTAGAAAAAATTACTAAAGATAATTATGAAATCGTAATGGGCAATGACCGTGTTTATATTATGGGTAAGTGCTTTGTTACGGTGCAAGGGGATGCTGAAGTTTATGTAAAAGAAAACGCTTACGTCAAAGTGGACAAAAATGTTAAAATGACTGTTGGTAAAAATGTTGATGCCACAGTCAAGGGTGATGTTACTGCTACAGTCGATGGTAATCTGAATGGAACAATTAAAAAGAATGCTACACTGGCTGTAACTCAGAGATTAAGGGCGACATGTCAGACGTTAGATATTCAAGCAAGTGGTTCTGCAACAATTAAATCTGGTGGTACAATGACTATACAAGGATCAATAATTAGGCTGAACTAAACATGAAACATGAATTTGTTATTTTAATGAACGGTGAGTTGAAAACCTACGAACGTTGGGAAGACATACCAAAAAAGTTTGATGCTGTGATTAAATTTAATCCATATATGCCACCGCCACCGCATACTAAAGAAGATCATGAGGAAATAGAATCTTGGATGCCAAGATTTCAAGAGTTAATGAAAAGAGGAACTTTTTAGAAATGGCTTTATCAACATATGGTACACAGTTTAGAGTGATACCTGACGGAGAAACTGTAGAGTTTTCTCATGCTAAAACTTTGGTTGATATGGGACAACCAGTAAATGTTTCGTTTGTTAATGCCATAGTAGATAAAGGATTATCGACACAGGGTGTGATAACTGGTGTTACAATGACGAATACCAGTTGTATTCTTGTCGGCACTCTGGCGCAGTTTTACATAACAACTTATACTTTGTCTGGAAAATACGGAGATGATTTAGCCACAAGAGATATTTACCAGGTAGTGAATACAAATAATTATGACCCAAATGCCTCTAGTTTTTATGGTTCAGATGCAAAACCAACTGGCGATTTTCCAGTAACTACGTATAATTCTTATTCGGCATTACTTGCAACAAAAGCACCGACAAGATCAACGACGACTGGTTGGAATCACATTGTAAAATTTTATCCAGATGATTCTCTTGAGAAAACTGTTACTTTTACTTTTTTAGCACAAGGACAAACTGAAGAAGAGACTCAACAAGTACACTTAATACCCACTAGATATTTTACACGTTTGAACACTTTAATGAACAACATATATGCTGAAGAAAATCCAAGTAGTCCAACAAGAACGATAATTGAATATCAGTTTGTTTTAGATACATTTACAGGAAACGGAGTGCTAACAACTTTTGGACCAATGTCTAGAACACCTAGTTATAAAACTGGAACAACAGAGTACAACATTGCAGTTTATTTTGCAGGTAGTGAATTGGTTGTAACACCGTCAATGTACACAGTAAATGGAAATTATATAACTTTTACTTCTGCTCCTCCCGCAGGCACAATAAAAGTTTATCATACAGATGATGCGGGAAATTGGTTGTCGGTTGGAGATGGTTCGTCTTCAACTCCAACATATATCTCAGACCCAGCGGGTTGGGTAGAACCTGCCGAATAAAAGGAGAAAATTATGCCAGCAGCATGTAGAATTGGAGATATGGATATTACGCATTGTTCGACTCCAGCAAGAGCCCAAGGCTCAACAAATGTTTTGGTAAATGGTATACCTTGGAGTTGCCAAGGTCATATTAACACACCACATTTAATTCCCGGAGATAACCCGTGTTTTGTTCATACAGCAGCAATTTCGTCTGGTTCCAGCACTGTAAGAGTCAACGGTAGAGGTGCTGGCCGTGTTGGTGACGGTATTGGAGGATGCACTGCCGTAGCATCTGGATCACCAAATGTGTTTGTAGGTTGAATAAATAAAAGATGGCTACCACAATAACATCTAGAAGTCCTTCGATATCCTCTGAAAGATCATTTCGTGACCTGGATTTGAACTTTAACGTTCATCCGGTAAAAAAGGATGTAACCAAGCATATCAATGAGTTTGCAATAATTAACTCGGTGAAAAACTTGATTTCGACTAATTTTTTCGAAAAACCTTTTAGACCAGAAATAGGCTCTTCAGTCAGAGGTCTTTTATTTGAAAACGTCGATCCTTTGGTGGCTTCTCAACTAGAGAGAGCAATAGCAGAAACAATTTTAAATTATGAGCCTAGAGTTTCAATAACAAACATAAGGGCGCAGGCATCTCCTGATGAAAACCTTTATGCTGTATCTTTAACTTTTACAATAGTGAATTTACCTAACCCAATTACCATCGACTTCTTCTTGGAAAGAATTAGATAAAAATGGCAGATAGACTAAGAGTAACAGAACTTGATTTTGATACAATCAAGGAAAATTTAAAAACGTTTTTAAATCAGCAATCAGAGTTCACAGACTACGATTTTGAAGGATCGGGACTATCTGTTTTACTTGATATCTTGGCTTATAACACGCATTATCAGGCATACTATTTGAATATGGTTGCTAATGAAGCCTTCATGGACACCGCATTACTGCGTGACTCCGTTGTATCACACGCAAAGGTTTTAGGATATGTTCCATATTCAAGAAAAGCGCCACGTGCCATTATTAATTTTACTGCGAATACAGGTTCAGATATAGAATCAACATTGACCATTCCAAAAGGATTTAGATTTTTATCTAACGACATAGATGGAGTAAGTTATCCTTTTGTTACACTTAATGAAACTACCATAACCAAATCGAATACATCATTCACGTTTTTAAATCTACCAATATATCAAGGACAGTTGGTATCATATGCGTATAATCATAACGATGCTACTAACCCAAAACAAATTTTTAGGCTTCCTGATACAGAGATAGACACAACAACCATTTCTGTATCTGTTCAACCATCTACAACAAATACTGAGATTTTTGTTTATAGTTTTGCTGCTGATGCCAGTAACACTTCCACACAATCTGAAGTTTTTTATTTACAAGAAGGCAAAAATCAACAGTATGAAATTTATTTTGGTGACGATGTAATTGGTAAGAAAATACCTGACGGTTCAATTGTTAGCATTTCTTACCTTATTACTAGTGGAACCGCTGCCAATAAAGCAAACAATTTCGTAGACAATGGACAAATAATAAAAGATTCGTTAGACAATCCAATAAGTGACTTTAGTGTTGACCCTGTTAGTGAAGCGTCTGGTGGTTCCGAAAGGGAGTCGGTAGACAATATTAAATTTGCGGCTCCTTTACAATATACGACACAAAATCGTCTAGTAACTTTTTCAGATTATGAATCATATATTCAGAAGAATTATCCAGCGGTTGAATCTGTATCTGTTTGGGGTGGAGAAGACGAATCACCTCCAAAATTTGGTATAGTTTATATTTCTTTAAAAACTGAAGAAAACTATTTTATATCTGAAACTGAAAAGCAACGTATTATTGATGAAATTATCAAACCAAAAGCAATCGTTGCTATTCAAACTGTCTTCAGAGACCCCGAGTTTCTGTATTTACTTGTTTCATCCAATGTTACTTATAACCCAACAAAAACGGTATTAACTGATAGTCAATTAAAAACAGCAATAAAAAATGCTATTTTGAATTATAAAGTAACCAATTTAGATAAGTTTGGTTCACAATTTATTTTATCAAAAGTTCAAGATGCTATCGATTCTGTAGACACGAATTCTATTCTAGGTTCAAGTTTATCCATTCGTTTACAGAAAAGATTTATTCCGGTTTTAAACGCATCAACACCATATACTATCAGTTTTAATGTTCCTTTACGTAGAGGAACAATCGGCAACAAATTGTCATCAACCATTTTTACTGTTGCTGATGCAAACGGTATTGACCGTGAAGTACAATTCGATGAAATTCCTCAATCGTTTTCTGGCGTTTCATCAATTCAAGTCACGAATCCTGGTGCAGGATTTATTTCTCAACCCACAATTACAATTGATGGTGATGGAACGGGAGCAAATGCTTCAGCGGTTATTGTAAATGGTAAAATTCAAAGCATAGAAATGGTAAATCGTGGTATTGATTATACACGTGCAACCGTTACTATTACTGGTGGTGGAGGATATGGTGCCACTGCTTCAGCGGTGATTGATGGAAGAACTGGTACGATTCGCACAGTCTATTATGATTCATTCGCTCAGAGACAGGTTGTCGATGAAAATGCGGGTGAAATTGACTATGACACGGGTGTGATTAAAATTTCAAACATCAATATAAAAGGAACACAATCTGTTGATGGTGATATTAGAGTATCAATTGAATCGGAAAAAGGCATTATAAGTACCGAAAAAAGTACAATCATTACTATAGACCAAGATGATCCAACATCAATTAGTACAACGTTAGAAACTGTATAATGTCAGTAGAATTAAAAACATCAATACTTGTTAATCAGCAAGTACCCGAGTTTATTCGTAATGAATATCCTAAATTCATTACGTTTTTGGAGGCGTATTATGAGTTTCTTGAAACTCAGTCTAATACTGCCCTCACCTCAAATAATCTAGTCACAACTGCAAAGACTTTAAGAAACATTAGTGATATTGATGATTCTTTGGAAAGATTTGAGAGGAATTTTTATAACACTTATGCTTCATTGGTTCCTCTTGACGTACAAGCAAATAAGGCGCTTTTATTTAAACATCTTTTACCTCTTTATCGCTCAAAGGGTTCAGAAGTTTCATTTAAACTTTTGTTTCAACTTGTTTTTGGTGAAGATATTGATGTTATTTTACCAAAAAACAACGTTCTTCGTGCATCGGCCAGTAATTGGCAAATAGACAATAAACTTAGAATTAATCCCGATATTTCAAGTCGTTATACTGGTAATGGAACAAACAAAACTTTTTATTTGGCACAAAAATCGGGATTAGGTGATGTTGACGTTTACATCAATAATGTTTTAAAAACTCCAAAAGTTGACTACTTTATCAATAAAGAATATCGTCAACTAAATTTCATTACTGCTCCGGCCAATAATGCCGAAATAACAGTCGCATATGATAATTTCGACATAAATTTATTAAATAATCGAAAAGTTACAGGCATTACTTCACGTGCTTCGGCTATTATTGAAACCGCAAGTAGAAGAATTATTTCTGATACTTTAAATCTTGGTTTACCTATTGAACTTTTAGTTAATGTAAAGTCGCTTAGAGGTAGTTTTTTAAATGGTGAAATAGTTACGATACCAATCAATGATGAAACAAATAACATTTCGATTGATATTCGTGCTTCAACATTTTCAATCGTTAGACAGTTCAATCTAATTAATGCTGGAAATAACTATAGTGTTGGCGATTCAGTTTTTGTATTTGGTGGCAATGCATCAGTTAATGCCTTTGGTACAGTTGAAAGAGTCATTACTGGAGAAATTGATACCATAAGTGTCGTTCACGGCGGCGCTGTATTTACAAATGCATCGCCTATTTCTGTATATGGTAACAGTTCTTTCACAACAATGACCGTTGTTGTTGATAACATCGACACATCTGGCTCTAATGCAGCCAATTCATTTAAGGTGTCTCCAGACGTAATATCAAATTTAAGTTTAAACGTCGGTGGTACCGTTTACGTAAACAGTTCGAATTTTGGTGCAGTGTTTGCAAAATCAAACATAAGTGCCGCTAATTCAATTGCTAACGCTTTTAACTATGTTACACTCACTGTAGGTCCGATAAGTAACGTTAAAATTCTTTCTTCTACTGTACCACTTACAGAAAAAAATTCAACGTTTTTAGATGCTGCTGGCGCACAGTATGCAGCAAATGCTCCGTTTCGTTATTCAAAAAGTCTGAAGTCAATTGGTCGTTACAAAATTAACGATGGTGGATTGAATTATCAAATTGGAGATGAAGTTATTTTTAATGCCAATCCACCAGGCACATATGGTCAAATGGCGGCGGCTGTTGTTGGTAAAATTTCAGTGGGTGGAGCAATTCAGAGAATTGATTCTGCTAATAGTAGAATTCGTGGTGTGGGTGCAGTTACGGCAGCATGTAATGAAATTACCGGCACAGGAACTTTCTTTACACAAGATTTAAAAGGTGGCGATCTTGTAGATATTAACAATGAGTCTAGAATTGTTTCTTCTATCACAAGCGACACTATTGCTACAGTTTCATCAGTATTTACGTACTCAGCATCAAACAAAAAAATTGGTGTGTATGATCGTTGGCCACTTGGTGGTTATGGTTACACACAAGGTAAGTTTCCTACGATTTCAGTTAGTTCTAATACAGGTTCGGGTGCGAATATTCAAATTGATTCGCTAATAGGTGATGGTGAAACATTAACACCAACAGGATTTACTGCCAATGGACAAATTATTTCAATTAAAGTTATTAATCCTGGTTCTGGTTATGAATATAACCCGACCGTAAGTATTGTAGGTGGAGATGGTTCAGCAACAGCAACAGCAGAAATTGAACGCTCGTATTCTTCTGCGCCCGGTCGTTGGACAACATCCGATTCTATATTGTCTTCTTTCGAAAGAAAACTTCAGGGGCAAGATTACTATGTTGATTACTCATATGTAATTTCTTCGAAAACAGAATTCAGCAAGTATAAAACAATGCTGAAACAACTGTTACACCCCGTTGGTATGGTCAACTACGCTTTATATAATAAAGAAAATCTTGTTGAACTTACTGACGTTGCGGTTCAGAGTTTTACAGCAAACACAATTTCTGGCACAGTCAATGTTGGAAATGGTAGAGTTGTTGTTACAGGAAATAGCACAAAATATAACGTTGCTAACACAAGAGGTATTTTGTCATTAGGTTCATTGATTGCAGTAAATGGTGAAATTAGAAAAATTAACACGATTGTCAGCAACACATCTTTAATTACGACATCAAACATTTCTAATTTAAGAATTGCAAATGCTGGTTCCGGATACTCAAATGGTTATCTAGTATTTTCAAATGGTGGCGGCCAAATTACAAGTCTCACAATCACTGCTGGTGGTTCTGGATATGAAAATGGTGTAATGACATTCTCTGGTACAGATGAAGCAATACCAGCAATCGCAAACGTAGAAGTATTTAATTCAAATGGTACAATTCGAACATTAACATTTGTATCTGGTGGTTTGTATGCTAATAAACCAATCGCTATACCAGATAGTAATCCACATCGTGTTGTATATGCAAATGGTATTAGTATACCAATTCGTGGTCAAGGTTATGCAAATGGTTGGCTGGTATTCTCAGGCGGTTCGCCATTGAGAGATGCAAACGTAAGATTAATTGTACACCCAAATACCGTAGTAAATACTGTTGAAGTAATTGATTCTGGACTGTATCAATCTACACCAACTGCCAGACCAAATACAAACGCAAATGCTGTAATTTCTTCGGTTACTGTAAACAGTACAGGTAACGGACATTCAAATGGTGTTCTTGTAATTTCTGGAGGCGATCCAAGTCGTCAAGCACTAATTCGTGTTGAAACATTCCCACCATTATCTGCACAAGTAAACTCAATTTCTGTAAACGCCTTTGCATATGGTGTAAATGGATACGTTCAATTTAGTGGAGCAGGAAGTGACAACGTTGGTGCAAATGCTATAATTGTTGTTAATTCCCAAGGCCTTGTATACAACGTGCATTTGGTAAGTGGTGGTTTATACAAAGGTACACCATTAGCAACAGCAAATGTTGGTAATGCTTCGTTCACATTAGAAATGAAACCTTTGGATGGACAAATTCGTAAGATTACGATTGTTGATCCTGGTTTGTATGCTAATGGTTCTACACCCACTGCTATTTTAAATACAGCACCAAACTCTGTAATATCGGTTGTATCAAACACTGCTGGAAATCTTTTCACAGGAAATAGTCTTGCGAATGGATATCTGGTGTTTAGCGGCGGTCTTCCTGTTAGAGATGCGAATGCAACTTATACTGTTCATTCAAACGGTGCGATTAATATGGAATCAATAGTAGTTACTGATGCTGGTTTATACCGAATTCCACCAACAACCGTGACACCAAATGTGACAACCGTTTCGGTGACAGAAGTTCGCCCAATTGTTGGTGGTTCGGGATACGTAAATGGTAACGTGGTGTTTTCGACAACACAAGCAACTGCAAACATTCGTGCAAACTGTACGGTTGAGGTTAACGGTGCTTTTGGTGCGATTGTAAGAACCACTGTGAATCATGTTGGCTTATATGCAAATGGTGCAGATATTATTGTTGTGGGAATTCTTGACCCGGCCACTGATACATTGCAGTCACCATCAACTGTAGCATCTTTTATCATAGGATATAGTGCTAATGCAAAAGCAGCAGCAAACTTAGTAGTTAATACTTCGGCAAACGTTGGTCAGACTGCTTCTGTGACACTTACAGCAAACAGTAACTCGTATACAAACGCCGTATTTACAATTACGCCCGTTGCGAACGATCAAACAAATGCTGTAATTACAGTTGGATTTACTGGCAGAAACACAGCAGCAAATGCCGCTATTGAAGTTTATCCGAGCAATGGTGCCATCCGTAAAGTTACACTAAATAGTAATAGTGTGCTTCAAGGAGTTGGAGAGTATTACTATACACCGGATGTGACTCCAAATAGTGCTGGTTCGGGTGCTAAAATTACCTTTAATCCAGTGTCGTGGTATCAGACATCAAATGCACAGACAGCAATCATATTTAAGCAATAAATATAATTTATGACTTCAGTTACAACTAAAAAAATACCATATATCTCTGCGGTTCAGTTCAAAGAATCTTTCTATGAGCCTGCGCCAGAAATTGGCTACGTTTTTATTGGCAATCATTTACCTTATTTTGACGAAAACGTTCCGAATTCAATCGTAGATTCTGTGAATGATGAGAAACTTGCATGGGAAAACATGATTGCTGCCAAGAAGATTACTGGCAATGACGTTGAACTTGTCATACCTAAATTTTCTTGGACTTCAAATACAAAATACAAACAGTATGATGACTTGATTGATTTGGATGAGTTGCTAACTGGAAACAATTCACTAAACGTCAAACCGATGTATGTTTTCACATCTGAGCGAAATGTTTACAAGTGTCTGTCTAACAATGTATCCGCAAATTCAACCGTAGAACCTACTGGCGACTATACATCTTCTAATGGTAACATCGCAACCTCTGATGGTTACATTTGGAAGTATATGTTTAATGTCAAACCTTCAAACAAATTTTTGGCAGATGATTGGGTTCCAGCACCATCAAGTACAAATCAATTAGACTATAACATAAACCCAATTGGTGTTGTTGATGGCGAACTTACAACAATCGTTGTTGAAAATCCTGGTTCTGGTTTTTATGAGAATAATGTAGCAGTCATTCCTGTTTTTTCTTCCGGTTGCACAAGATTGAATTTAGCCAACACGACAAACGTTGCGGCTAATATGACAGTTTCGGGTACAGGAATAGCACCCGGCACATTCATTTCCAGAATAGATGTGCCTAATAATAACATATTTTTATCCACTGCGACAACTTCTGCTGGCGGTGGAAATACAACCGCAAATCAAATCGCACTAACAACACGAATCTTTATCGATGGTGATGGAACTGGTGCCGTGGCTGCCGCATCAATTAATGCTAATGGATTTTTAACTAAAGTAACTGTAACTACGATTGGAATTAATTATTCAAGAGCAAATGCTTTTGTTTATGGTACAGGTTCAAATGCGTCTATTCGTGTAATTCGTGATATGAAATATGGACATGCTTATAATCCAGCAAGAGAGTTGGGTGCAAATAGTGTAATGGTAGTTTCACGAATTGGTGAAATTGATTCTACCGAAAATGGTAAAATACCTGCAAACACCACTTTTAGACAGTATGGTATCTTTGTAAACCCTCATAAATACGGTGAATCTACAGTTGTATCACCTGCTAATGCTAGTCCGGTTGTCTCTCAAGCAACTGTCTTAACGATGACCGCTGGTTCGAGTTATTCGATTGATGAATTTGCTTATCAAGGTTTACCTAATGATACTTCGGCAGCCAACACGATTGCTCATGGTTCAGTTTTAGATCAAACATTTGATCAAGTTAGATTGACGAATGTGAGAGGTACATTTAGAACTGGTGTTGTTTTAAGGGGAGCCAGTTCTGGTGTTTCTGATCGTCTGGTTGTAACTGTACAGAATCCAGAATTTGAACCATATTCAGGTGATATTTTATATACGCAAAATGCGACTAAGACCACAAGAGCAGAAGGTCAGGCTGAAAATATCAAACTTATTGTTAGATTTTAAAGGTTAATAAATGGCACTTACTACAAATTTTAATCAAGATCCTTACTACGACGATTTTGACGATGATAAAAATTATTATAGGGTTTTGTTTAAACCGGGAAACGCTGTTCAATCCCGTGAATTGACACAACTTCAAAGTACCTTACAAGATCAGATTAAAAAGTTTGGCGACCATGTGTTCAAAACTGGTTCCGTAGTTACAGGTGGGCAAATCACAATTCAAAATGTAGCATATATTAACATTGCTTCAAGTTATTCCGGCCAAGACGTTTCATATTTAAATTTTGATAAACAAGTAATCATTAATTCCGCCAATACAAAACGTGCATATGTTTTAAAATCGTATGGTGCTGTTAGTGCAAATAATGAGCCAATCACATTTATTGTCAATCAATTATATGGCGATCCATTTACAGTTAATGAAACTATCTACACTTCAAATACTGACCCACAAGCAATAACTTATTATGCGAATACTGCTTCCGCAAACGCCACAGGAAACTGTCAGTCATTTTCTGTAAATGAGGGTGTATTTTATTACGATGGAATTTTTGTAAAAGTACAACCACAAAGTGTGGCGGTTGACAAATACAGTCGTGAAGGCAGTGCAATTGTTGGTTTCTCTGTAAGTGAAGATTTGGTTGATTACACCGAAGATACAACGCTTCTTGATCCGGCACAAGGTTCTTCAAATTTTCAAGCACCAGGTGCAGACCGCTATAAAGTTTTGATGACACTGGAGACAAGACCGATTGGTAGCACAGATTTGAAACAATTTGTGGAGTTAAGCATCATGGATGGTGGTGTTCCACAAAAAACTGTTAATACTCCAATCTATGCTTCTTTAGGTGATGAATTTGCCCGCAGAACAGAAGATGAGTCTGGTGATTATGTTATTAAAAATTTCCCATTAGAACTCACCGACAGCGTTTCGAATTCGGCTTTTGCTAATGTTACTTTAGGTTCAGGTAAAGCATATATTAAAGGTTATGAATTTAGAACTGATGCACCAACAACAATAACTGTACCAAAACCAAGAACTACGGAGACTGTAGAAAATCGTAGAGTTGAGGTTGATTACGGTTATTATATTTTTGCCAATGGCATGTATGGTAATTTTGCAACAAA